TTTGCTCTTAACTATCTTATCTCGGGGGACTTCTTTAGGGGAGTTCCTCTTGGTAAAGTTACAGTATTTGCCGGTGAAAGTGGTGCTGGAAAGAGTTATATCTGCTCCGGAAACATTATTCGTCACGCACAAGAACAAGGTATTTTTGTTATCCTAGTTGATAGCGAAAACGCCCTTGACGAAAAATGGCTGTTGGATCTCGGTGTTAACACTAGTGAAGATAAACTACTCAAACTCAATATGGCCATGATTGACGATGTGGCAAAAACCATCTCTGAATTCATGAAAGAATACAAATTGATGCCAGAAGAGACTCGTCCAAAGATTCTTTTTGTCATCGATAGTTTGGGTATGTTGTTGACTCCTACTGATGTGAATCAGTTTGAAGCAGGTGAAATGAAGGGAGACATGGGCCGTAAGCCCAAAGCACTAACAAGTTTGGTTCGCAACTGTGTAAACATGTTTGGTTCGTGGAATGTTGGTATGGTTTGTACCAATCACACATACGCAAGTCAGGACATGTTTGACCCAGATGATAAAATCTCAGGTGGACAAGGTTTCATCTATGCTAGCTCTATTGTAGTTGCTATGCGTAAATTGAAACTGAAAACTGACGAAGATGGTAATAAGACTACCACTGTAAACGGTATTCGATCGGCTTGTAAGATCATGAAAACACGTTATGCCAAACCCTTTGAAAGTGTACAAGTTGAGATTCCATATTCGACAGGTATGAGTCCATTTAGTGGTTTAGTTGATTTGTTTGAAGCCAAAGGCAAGTTGAAAAAAGAAGGCAATAGTCTTGTTTACACAACCAAGGACGGCGAGATCATCAAGCAATTCCGCAAGGCATGGAACAGCAATGACAAAGACGGACTAACTACAATTATGGCTGAATGGGAAGAAATTGATACTCCGGCAGTCGTGGAAGAAACTGAGGAAGCATAAAATGGAAGAACAATTAATTATTGATGTATGGGACACTTTTAAGGATTATATTCCTGAAAAAAATCGTGAGACCGCAGCAAGTCATTATGTAGACTTTCTTGTAGGACAAGATGTAGAACTTTCTGTTCTAGAGTCTGTCATGGGATATGATGCTAATCTAGACTCTGCTATTGAACTCGTTGTTGAAGAATACAAAGACGAAGACGATATTGACGAAGACGACGATTACTCCTACGACGAAGAGGACTGAACATGTCCTGGTATGCTCGTGTCAGTAAAGACATAGCGCATCTCCCGGGTTGTTTAGATCACTTTTACAACGAAATCGAAGAAGCAAGGAAAGAGGTCAAAATCTACGGAAACGTAGAAAAGGCCTCTGCCTCTTTGCCGGGTATTGTTGAACAGAGATTTAATCAATTACAAGAGATTGAGGCTATACTCGAATATCTAAATATAGAACTGCGAAGAATCAAATCTAAATCTTTTAAAAAGTTTTTGGAGCAATATCAACGTGCCCTGAGCAGCAGAGATTGTGAAAAATATGTTGAAGGAGAATCGGATGTTGTTGATATGGAAAAAATCATCAATGAATTTGCCATGCTACGAAATCAGTGGTTGGGTATCATCAAAGGTTTGGATATCAAACAGTGGCAATTAAGCAACATTATTAAATTACGTGCCGCGGGACTTGAAGATATTACAATTTAAGTGTATAATATAAAGATGACCATAGAAGATATTGTAATTCACTTACGCTTGTTAAAAATCAACCTCCCATTATGGGAACAACAGTTGATGTCAAGTATTGCTGATCAAATTTCGCAAGGCTCCAGTCTGTCCGAAAAACAAGATGTTGTGGTTAGAAGGATTTTAAGTAAAAATAAATCTCATATATCAACTTCGATGGCACAAGACATATCCCCGTACTTGGAAAATCCCACTTACCGTAATTCTATTAGAAAAATCTCGTATGCGAAGAAAATTTCAGTGAAAAATGACGAGTATCAAAATAAAGATATCAAGGTAGTATTTCCTTACAACGAGGATTATGTAGATCAAATTAGAAAACATAGGGACGAATCTATTGGCAACAGAGCCGAATGGAACAAAGAGGAAAAATCCTGGAATTTTTCTCTCTCCGAAGGAAATATAAAATTTTTGATGGATTTTTCTCAAAAAAATGAATTTGAATTCGATGATGAATTTAATAATCTAGTCGGTCAAACAAAAGATATCGTAGCCAACATGGAAAAATATGTCACAACATTGTCCATTGCTGATTCAATTCCTTATTTGAAAAATTCCAACAAATTTATCCCAAAATTAGAGACAGAAAATATTTTACAGGCAATTTTTGAATCTCGTAAAAGAGGAATTTTCACATGGGATGACAATATTTCTGAATTTGTTGATACGATTGAAAACACAGTAACCAAAGAATTTCTAAAATCTGCTGCTGACGCACAGATGCAAGTTGACCCTGAAAATCACTCAATTTCTTCACTGGAAGATGTGATAAAATACATGGGCCCTGTTTTGTTTGTTATCCCAGGAGTTGAAGAATTAGAAAAATTGAAAGAGGCCTTTAACTGTTTGAAAGAAATCGGAATCAAGAACGAAGAGATGAGTGTGGTGTTTAGATTGCCAACAGAAACCGGCGGAATTTTCAATAATTTTGTCAAGGAACACCAATTGAACTCGCCCTTGACAGATCGAACTCGAATAGTGTTTGTTAGCGGAAAACTTCCCAAGCCAATTTTAAAAAGTAAAATTAAATTTCACACCATAATAAACATGGGATTTCCTAATGTACATTATACTCTAAAAAATTACGTTGAAAATCAGGAAAATGTGGTGTTTTTTGTTCGTAAGAAAGAATACAGGAATAGAAATTTTGTCCTCATGTAAAGTTATTATCAAAGATGAAGTAAATATCAAGATTGAAAATTTAGATCTTGACACTCGTAAGGCTTTGGTCAAAAAATTCAAGTACGAAGACCCTACTGCCCGCTTTAGACCCAGCTTCAAATTGGGTCGATGGGACGGCAGTATTAGTTTTTTTGGTCTCGGCGGAACTACATATCTCAGTATGCTTGGACCTGTGTTAGAGTATCTTGAAAGCAAGAACTACTACATAGAACTAGAAGATCAGCGGACCAGTACAACCCTGGAATTTTCCGAGATTTTTGAAGATTTTTGGGGTGAAAAAACGTGGCCTGTAGGACATAGATTTGCAGGAGAACTTATACGTTTACGCGATGACCAAGTTGATGTCATCAATAAGTTTTTAGAAAATCCTCAATGTCTCCAAGAAATTGCCACCGGTTTTGGTAAGACAATTACCACCGCAACTTTGGCGAAAATTTGTGAAAAATACGGTCGAACAATAACCATCGTTCCTAACAAAAGTCTTGTCGAACAAACTGAAGAAGACTTTGTCAATGTTGGTTTAGATGTGGGTGTTTACTATGGAGACAGAAAAGATCTCAATAAAACACATACAATCTGTACTTGGCAAAGTTTGAATATTTGGGATAAAAAAAGCAAAAATGATGAGGACGTTTTACAGATTTCTGAGTTCTTAGAAGACGTAAGAACTGTTATGGTTGACGAGGTACACATGGCCAAAGCTGATGTATTGAAGAAATTACTGACACAGAATCTCAGTCATGTACCAATTCGTTGGGGACTTACAGGAACTATTCCAAAAGCGGAACATGAGTTTCAAGCACTTAGAGCAAGTCTGGGAGAAGTGGTAAATGTTGTCAAGGCACACGAACTACAAGAAGCAGGTATATTGAGCGATTGCCATGTCAATATTGTACAAACAGCAGAATGGAAAGAATTTGGAAGTTACGCAGAAGAATTAAAATATCTTGTTACTGATACCACAAGAATGACACATATCAGTAATATGATTCGCAACATCGCAACATCAGGCAATACCTTGGTCTTGGTTAATAGAATTGACTCAGGTAAGTTTATTATTGAACAAATACCAGAAGCGGTGTTTGTTTCGGGCGCAGTTAAAACTAAAGACAGAAAAGAAGAGTATGATGAAATTAGAACAAGTGATAACAAGATTATTGTGGCGACTTTTGGTGTGGCCGCTGTGGGTATTAATATTCCTAGGATTTTTAATCTGGTTCTTCTGGAGCCCGGAAAGAGCTTTGTCCGAGTTATACAGTCGATTGG